ATCTTGGTATCATAAATACCACGAGTCTGAGGAAAGCCATTAAATTGTTCACTGGCTTTGCCTACTAGCTGTAGCCATACGTGACCACGCCACTCTTCGGAGTTACCTAAAACCTGCTTACTGACTGCTGTGACTGATTCAAATAAAAGAGTACGAATCGTCTCAACCTGATCTTCCGTATTAGGTTTCTCATATTGGTGAGCAGGTTCGCGTAAACGAGCGCGGACTTCCCAAGTCTTATTAACATACGCACCCGTATTGGGTACAGCAATACGCAGCTCTTTTGGATAAGGAGACATTGTTTTGCCAGTAGTATTAAGGGCACCTACAACATAACCAATACTTCCCGGTGCTAAGTTAAACACCCAATTAGAAGTAAAATCACCAATACTCGCACCTGAAAGTAAACTCTGAGTTGATGTCGTTTTCGGACTAAAGTTCTTGCTTGATTGATACACTTTATAAGTGGAGCCATAGCTCTGATCAATATAAGGATAGCTACCGTCAGCAACTTCACCCGGATATGCAGGATCAGTTGTACCGGCTGGTAGGTAACCAATTACAGGTGCTGTTGGAGTAGCTAAAGGATTTACCCATGTAGACGAGCCAGATGGGCGCATTTCGATATCAATAGTAGCACTTGCTTCAAAGACTCCATTAGGGCCTTGCTTGACAAGTTGCTGGAAGATAAATCGAAGGTCTATAAAGTCAGCACCGGGAGTAGATACAGCCGCTGACACCCAAGGCCCCGGCGTTCCTACACCGTTAGCATTAGCCAACGCGGTGTTGACACTTGTAATGCCACCGCCGCCACCTAGCTTAAAGGTTACTGGTTGTAATGCTGAAGGATCACCATCAGCGAAGATAATGCTGACGTCTTTGAAGTTACTTGAACGGTCCTCGTTCTCTAACGGGACGTCATTGATATAGAATGAGCGGTGGCCATTGACCAAGCCTTTCCAACGGCCACTACCCAAACCAAGTAGAATTTCAAAACTATCATTAGAGCGCAGATTGTCAGCAGTATTAGTATATGACTTAGAGCTATTACTGCTACCTTTAGCACCGCTTAGTTCATTCACTTGACTCACGATAATAGAACTTCCCGCCAATTTCGGCAAAATCACTAATGAAGTGATAATTCATTACAGGAAGTTCACGCTGTGTGTCAAGATGAACCGTCATAAAACCGAGGTTCCAAGACTCACCTTCACAGTAGGTCGCTGAGCGTACGTGTCCACATCCGAGTTGGTCCCAACGATAGGACCCGTACTTATGAGAATAGTACGTGCTGGATAGATATTTATGATGGTGTCCATTGATTCCCGGCACTCCACGAGATGCGCCTTGAGGGAAATGGTCAACCATGAAGCAGTTTCCGTAGACTTGGTAGTTCTTGGAGAGTTCCTTGAGAACGTCCGTCTTACTAAACGTACCAAGGTCTGCACGAGCGACATAGTTAACCTCATAAGCATCAAGTCCTAGCAGCTTCGGCACGGTGAAACCATGTAGTTCTGCAAGGACTACTTGGAGTGAAGGTGTTGCTTCGGAAAGGTGACGGAGAAGTCGATGCTCATGGTTTCCTTCAATGAGGTCGATCTGCATATCGGGTGCAGCTTCTCGGGCTTCTTTAAGGAACTCATGGACCCACCTGATCCGTCCAACCACGTCCCACTCTCGGGGGTCAACAGAATACTTTCCAAACTCGGGCAGATCGAAAAGGTCCCCAGCGAGAACAAGCGTATCAGGTTGGACGCGCTTGATATGGTCAATGAGAATCCGTCGATAAAAGGGGTCACAGTTCTTATCATGGATATCCGTCGCTACTACCAATGTTTGGAAACGAGTACCTTTGGGCTTGTTATATTTCTGTTCGTAGTCAGCCTTATCAATGTTCATAGCCCGCATGTTGTCATGCGCGTTGTGCTTAGCGACTTGTAGCAAGAAACCGGCTTGGGCGCGGGTATCTTCAATACCTGCGGCTCGCCGTGCTTCACGAAAGCTACCAAACACATTCTGAATTTGACGGTCTGAATATTGGCCATTCTCGCGGTAGAACCGACGAGTCATAACTTCTGCATCTCCATCATAAATGCGAGCTACTGCTCTTACATCTTCAATGATGGATTCACGACTAATAGTAGGCATATTTACTCCTAAGGTGTAGCGGGGAAGTTTCCGAATACCATGTCGCTTGAATCGACATTGACAGCCAGAAGATGCCCCGTTGCAGGACCCCGTCCATATTGGATAGCAATAGGTGTACCAATGGCAACCGTATTATCACCCAAAGACATATACTTGGAAGCCTCCGGGTCCGCACTATTGCTGTTATCAATAGTTGGAGCCTTCATGAATAATTGCATAGCGCCATTCAAAACCAGAGTAGCGCCAAAACTAACCAGAGCGGTAGTAACTGGTAGTGACCATGGAGCAAGAATTGCACCCACGATAATGGCAGCACCAAGAACAATCTTGGCAACACCACCACCACCAATCATAGCAGGAACAAGATTAATCACCTTTTGTTCCGTAGGCGCAAACAACTCGGCTAGGTCCTCGACCTCAGCAACACGAACCTGAGGTCGAAGATCAAGTGGTCGGTCGCCATAGAAACCAAGCTGGCGTGTTAGTCCTTCAATGGCATCAGCCATGGTATCAGCTTCGATTTCGTACTCAGGGCCGAAGTCTTTAGCAAAGATACCATGAAGCTTAATCAGCATTAAGAACTACCCCATCTTGTACAATGTAGCGTCTGACACCAGCACTAGAAACGATATAGTGTTCTAGGTCAGGCCAAGCCAAGAAGCAAGCATAATCTTCTCCGCTGAGAGTAGATGTACCATTCGGGTGAGTATGCCATGTAGCCTTCAACTCACCCTTGTGACGCATGATAGAGTCAACAGGAATCTCAAACCCATTAACAGGATCAGGATGAACATTCATAACCTCAACCATCCGATTACCTTTTAGAAGGAAGCCACAGCGTTCCTTAGTATCCTCAGGGTCGAAGAAGCGTTCAAATTTAGAGTCGGAAACGGGCACGAAGCAAATCCTCTAGGTTAACGTCCGGTAGCACAGGCCGTAGATCAGGAACATCGGGGTGACGAAGAATGTATCCTGTAGTCATGCGCCAGAAGGGACGTAGGGTTTCTACTGAACTGTTCACCCCAAGTCGATGATGCAACAACTCATTATTGCCAATGTAGATAGCAAGATGGTTTGGATTACCTGACTGTACCGAGCAGGCTAGAATATCAGCAGGACGTAGATCATCCCACATATCTGTAACCTTGAAGAATCCATTGGTAGCGTAGAGCCGTCCAATAAGGTCTAGTGTATCGGAGTTCCAATCGTTTGGCCGAGCTATGTTTTGAATTTGAATACCAAAGTTCTGCTCGTAGAATTCTCGAACCAATGTAAAGCAGTCACGTTCATTCATCTCCCAAGGAAACCCAAGAAGGTTATCATACTTGAGGTCTTCAATGGTCATTAGCTAAGCCTTACAAAAGGAAATGCAGGTGGGATATATAAACGAAAAGGCATCTTGGTAGGGCCAGCTACAGAGAACGTAGCAAGAGCCATTGTAATTTGAGATGCACTATAATTGTCAATCCGCTTCACTCTATATGTCAGAGTCTGTTTGATATTCTGATTATTAATCATATGAGTTAGCAGAATTTTATGACGATCAATCCTTGCGTTATCTAATGTGCCATCCCAGATTAATCCCTTAAACATCGATAAATCAACATCGGGCTGACCAATCATTAGCTGAGGCTGGACAGCCGTACCTTCTGCATTGAAGGTTTCACCTGTAAAAGTTAACGGCAAACCGGTATACTCGTTCCCTAACCAATTTACTGTATTGTCATTCTTAAAATAAATTTTGGCAGTACTGCCAGAAGGTGTTAGCTCATACAGTTCAATCTCAGCATCAGGACTAAGAAGTTGAGACTCTGCAATATGTTCTTGAGGAGCGGGCATTAGTAACTCGGGTTATGTTCTATAAGTTCAATATCAAATGGTTCAATCAAACCCACTGAGTCTTCCTTACCTTCTGGAATAACAACAGGCTTACTGAATCTCACACGGATAACACCCAAATACTCATGGTTCAAGTAGAAACTATCCCAAGTGCGATGTTGCCTATAAAAATCTAACAACCGTCCAGCGTTAATTGTTGGACTAGTAGTTGTATCTAGACCAAGAGAATTTTGAGCATTGATACTAACAGTATTCAATACCCAACCACCGGTCCCGGTGGTATTCTCAATAAACACCTGAACATTGTTTCGGAAACCATCAGCTACGAAAGTATATTGCTGAATACCGTTACTAAGTACTTG